ACCACAAAACTTATGAAACAACTTAAAGTTTCAACAGGTGCAACTGATGCGTATGGAACACGACCAACCGATAGAGAAATTTCTCTTGGTCGTGGAGATGTATTTAAATTAGTTGGTGTTTATGATTCACAAGATACATCTACGGATGCTGTTGCTCCTACTTTAACGGTTGGAACAATTACAGCAACATTTACGAGAGGCGAAAAAATTACTGGTGGAACAAGTGGTGCAACAGGCAGAATTATCACTATAGCAAGCCCAATAAGTTATGTTTCTACAAATAGTAAAACTTTTACTGCAAGTGAGAAAATTACAGGAGAAAGTTCTGCTGCAACAGCCACAACATCAGCGGTAACAACTGGTGATACAGTAATTACATCAAGATATCTTCTTGATACTGGCCAGCGTGATAATTTTTATGATATTGCAAGAATTGTAAGAAAAACAGGGCAAGCTGCTCCTATAGGAAAACTTCTTGTTGTGTATGATTATCTCGAGCATGGCTCTGGAGATATGTTCACAGTTGATTCTTATAGTGATGTCGCTAAGCAAATGGAATATGATGACATTCCAATATATACTGCAACAAAAATTGATGTAACTGATCCTAAACCAAGTGGTCAATTTCCTCTTTATAGTAGTTATGATTTTAGACCTAGAGTTGATGATATTACTGGAACAAATACAGATTTAGCTACAGTGGATGAAGTAACAGGAAATTCTTTCAATTTTTATACTAGAACATTTGAAGGAACTGGCGGCGCTACTGTTGATTTTCCAAAACCAGGCTCTTTTATTCAAAGTGATTTTGAATATTATCTTCCTAAATTTGCAACATTAATTCTTGAGTCCAGAGGAAATTTTCGTATTGTTGAAGGAGAAGGTGCTGAAAATCCCTTACTACCTAAAGTGCCAGAGGATTCAATGTTAATTTGTAGTATGTTTCTTCCAGCATATACTTTTGACCCAACTAATGTTACAATAAGAAGAGAAAAACATCAAAGATATACTATGAGAGACATTGGTAAACTTGCAAGAAGAATAGATCATGTTGAATATTATACTGCTTTAAGTTTGTTGGAAAGAGATGCTGAAAGTTTTGAAGTAACCGATGCAAATGGGCTCAACAGATTTAAGTCTGGTTTTATGGTTGATAATTTTAAGGGCCATCGTATTGGTGATACTGCTCATAGAGATTATAAGAATTCAATGGATTTTGAACTTGGCCAATTGCGACCAAAACACAAAGCAAAGTCAATAGCTTTGGAAGAAAAGGTTTCAACTGATACAGATAGAACTGCGGCTGGGTATCAAAAAACAGGTGATTTAATTACTCTTCCTTATACAGAAATAGAAATAGTAACACAACCTTATGCAACAAGAATAGAAAGAGTTAATCCTTTCCTTACAGCTAATTGGGGAGGAATTATTGAATTATCTCCTTCAGCTGATGAATGGTTTGAAACAGAAGTTCTGCCTGATCTTATTATTAATGAAGAAGGGGATTATGATGCAGTTTTAGCTCAACAAGCAAATAATCTTGGTTCAGTTTGGAATTCATGGCAAACACAATGGTCGGGAGTTGTGGAAACACGAACAGATAATTGGATAGAGGGTGGAACACAACTTCAGCCGGATAGGTTTGATGTAACAAGAACTACGCAAACGGTTAGAACTGATCAAACTAGAACTGGTGTTAATACACAAGTTTCTCTTAGGGTTGACAGGGTATCTCAAGGTTTGCGAGTTGTTTCTCAAGCTGCAATACCAGTAATGAGATCAAAAACAATAACATTTACTGGAGAAAATTTTAAACCAAATACAAGAATATATCCATTTTTTAATAAGACTGCTGTTAGTTCTAATGTTACCCCTTCTAGCACAGATTATACAACTGATGCAACACCTGCTGCTGGTAGTCCTTTGATTACAACTGCAATTGGTAAAATTGTGGGAACATTTACAATACCAGACCCAACGGTAGTTGGTAATGTTACCTTTCCAACAGGAAATATTGAATTTAAACTTACTTCTAGTTCATGGAATGGTGTTACAGCTTCTGCAAATGAAGCAGGAACATCTGGAACGACAATTTATTCTGCTACTGGACTTCTTGAAACACAACAAGAAACAATTATTGCAACAAGAAACGCTGAGATTAGTCAAACAGCTGTCTCAGGAAATACTTCTTTTAATACAATTACTTCACGCGATCTTAGAACAGCTTCTGGTAATTTCCTTGAAGAACAGGCAGCTGCTGAAGCTGCACGCGCTGCTGCTGCGGCCGCAGCGGCCGCTACTGCTGCTGAAGCTGCAGCTGCGACAGCTGCTCAAAATACTCAACAAGTTCGGTTTGGAACTCCAGCAAACAGAGTTTGGGCCGGAAAGGGGGGTTGGGTTGTTCGCCAAGCCCCCGGCGGCTTCCAAGGCGGTCGGCCGGGCCCCGGCGCGGGCCCCGATGACCCCGTTGCTCAAACATTTAAACTTCCAGGCGATGCATCTGGTTCATCTAATGGAGCATTTGTTACATCAGTTGACATTTTTTTCTCTGATAAAGATGAAAGTATACCTATTACATTAGAATTAAGGAATACTGTAAATGGATATCCCGGCCCAAAAGTTTTACCTTTTGGTCGAGTTGTTAAAAATGTTGGTGATATCAATACTTCTTCTACTGCGGCAACAGCAACAACATTTACATTTCCTTCACCAGTTTATCTAGAAACAGAAACTGAATATTGTGTTGTTGTAATTTCAAATACTCCAGAACATAAAATTTGGATTGCAAGAATGGGTGAAACTGATATAGATGGAACGAGAACTATATCAGACCAACCTCATGCGGGAATTTTATATAAGTCTCATAATAATACAGGTTGGGCTATAAGTCCAATGGAAGATATGAAATTTAGTATTAAATGTGCTTCCTTTGACCAAAATACTGATGCAGTTTGTACTTTAACAAATAGTGATATTCCAGTTAAGAAATTAAGTGCTGATCCAATTTTTATTACTGATGCAAGTACAACATTAAAAATTAATCATTCTGATCATCATATGTATGCCACAAGTAATAATGTAACTATTGCTGGAACTGTATCTGGTGCAACAACTACTCTTACTCTTACTAATGGAACTAACTTTGATGATACTACTGGTACATATGCTCAACTGGCAGCAGGAACTTGGTATATTAAAATTGATGATGAGATATTAACATATACTACAATTAGTACTAATGCTGTATCTGGCCTTACAAGAGGAGTGAATAGTACAACTGCTGCAGTTCATACTGATGATGCAACTGTAGAACTTTATCAAGTATATAAGGTTCCTCTTACAGAAATTAATAAAACACATACTGCAATTGCTAATCCAGAGATTGATAGTTATACCGTTACTTGTTCTACAACTCCTGACGTTGGAACAAGTGATACTGCTGCTGTGGGTGGAACTGTTGTAACTGCAACTGAAAATGCGATTATGGATTATTTTTCAACTATTATTGGATTGTTGGAATTACCAAATACTGGTATTTCAGCGAAAGCTTTAGTAGTTAGAGCAACAAGTCCGTCTGGAAGTCAAACATCATATCTTAATACCCGTGATGATACGGAAGTGCCTACAATTTCATTTCCGTTAAACGATAATTATAAGTTTGATGTTCCTTATATGATAACTTCTGATATTAATGAGACAAATGAATTATCTGGTTTAAGATCATTAGAATTACAACTTACAATGACAACAAATTCAGTGAGACTTTCTCCTGTTATTGACACAGGCAGAATGTCTATGATTACGGTAGCAAATAGACTTAATAATATTGATTCATCTTCTGATGTATATCCAACAGCAGATCATGTTCCATCAACACATCCAGATGGAGATCAAAACGCGGCTATATATTTGACAAAACAAGTTACTCTTGATTCATTAGCATCAGGCCTGAAGGTTATATTTGCATCTCATAGACCTTCTACAAATGATATAAAAGTTATGTATAAAATTTTAAGAATTGATGAATCTTCTGATTTTGACGATTTGGGATATACTTATTTTAATAGCGATGGTTCTCCTGATACTACTGTTGGCGCATCTGCTGGTTTGAATGATTTTCAAGAATATAGATATTCAGCTGGAGTTACAGATGATGGAATAGGAACACCGCTTGAAGACTTTATATCCTTTCAAATTAAGATTATTATGCAGGGAACAAACTGTGCTGAACCTCCCAGAATAAAATCCCTTAGAGTTTTAGCATTAGGAACATAAAATGAATGAAAGATATAGACAAGTGGAGGGACATTCGGATTTGGTAAGAGATACCCATTCTCATGCTATCATTAATCATAATGTTAGTGCATATGACCAAGCAAAAAAACGATCTGCGGCCGCCCAAAGACAAAGAGATGAAATAAGAGACACAACAAGAGAAATTAATAACATTAAGTCAGAAATGCATGAAATTAAACATCTTCTCAAGAAATTAGTGGGAAATCAATAGAGGAGTAAGTATCGCATTGAGATAGGTTTCCATATAAATATGTAGAAAGGAATAGAGCATGGCCACACCCTCAACAAAAGCTACATTAAAAAGTTACTGTCTCAGAGCCCTTGGTTATGGAGTTATTGATATTAATGTTTCAGACGATCAGGCAGATGATCGTTTAGATGAAGCACTTCAATACTTTGCTCAATACCATTATGACGGTATTGAAAAAATGTATCTTAAACATTTAATTACTACCGCCGAAGTGTCCAGAGCAAGGTCTGATGCATCAACCACAGCAACTGATACGTTAGATAGCGATATAACTGCAACTTGGAAAGAAGGAAAGAATTTTATTCCTGTTCCAAATTCTGTTGTGTCTGTTGTGCAAGTGTTTCCTTTTACCGACACTGGCGGTGGAAGTAATATGTTTGATATTCGTTATCAATTACGATTAAATGATCTATTTGATTTTTCTTCAACATCTGTTATTCAGTATGAGATGACAATGAATAATATTGCTCTTTTAGAACATATACTAGTTGGTGAAACTCCTATACGATTTAATCAACATCAAAATCGCCTTTATATTGATATGGATTGGGAGAATGATATAACAGCTGATGTTGATTATCTTGTTATTGAGTGTTATAGAAAACTTGACCCTACTTCATACACAGATATTTACGACGATATGTATCTAAAAAGATATGCAACAACACTTATTAAAAAACAGTGGGGCGCAAATCTTAGCAAGTTTGGCGGAGTTACAATGCTTGGTGGAGTAACCATGAATGGTGAAACATTATACACTCAAGCAATAGAAGAGCAAAACAAACTTGAGGAAGAAATTCAACTAGCTTTTGAACTGCCAATAAATTATATGATAGGATAACTTATGGCAGTTAATACAGCATTTCATACGAACAATTTTACATCTATAGCGACTGAGAGAACTTTATATAGTGATCTTGTAAAAGAAGCTATTCAAATATATGGCCACGATGTATATTATATGGATCGTGATCTTGTAGCAGAAGATACAGTGTGGGGAGAAGATTCTCTTTCTAAGTTTAGAACACAGCATCCCATAGAAATGTATATGGAAGATGCAGATGGTGGATTTGCTGGTGAAAGAGAAATGATGAATCAATTTGGTCTACAAAATTTAAGTGAAGCAACCTTTGTTGTTAACAAAGAAAGATTTCAAGAATTAGATAGACAGATACAAATTCAAGATGCGACAGATACTAGTTCTGGTGGTTCAATACAATTAGAAGTTGGAAGTATAGATCAATCATCATTATCATCAACATTAAGTACAGCTACAAAAAGTTATATCTTTGACGAAAGTGGTGAGAAGGTAGTTTTA